TACACAGCAACTAATGGTTCTACAGTAGTATTAGACATAGGTGCTACTGCAAACGATATAGTATTTATACAATCATTTGGAACATTTGCTTTATCAGATCATTATAATAAAACACAGGCAGATGCTCGTTTCTTAGGTTTAGCTGGTGGTGCATTAACTGGAGCAGTAACTACTAACAGTACCTTTGATGGTCGTGATGTTGCTGCTGATGGAGTATTGGCTACTAATGCCATGCCTAAAGCTGGTGGAGCATTCACTGGTGCAGTTACAACAAACAGCACAATAGACGGAAGGGACGTAGCAGCAGACGGAGTATTGGCTACTAACGCTATGCCTAAAGCTGGAGGCACATTTACAGGTAACATTGCTACGGCTGGTATCACCAGTGTCACATTAGGTAACAACAACTTTGTGGCTGGATCTACTGCTGGTGACAGTATTACCTCTGGGGGTGATAACAACACACTAGTAGGTACTAACGCTGGAACTGCGATTACTACAGGTGACAACAATACGGCATTTGGTTATCTTGCTTCAAGGGTTATTACGACTGGCTCTAACAATGTATCAGTAGGTGCTGGTGGCAACCTAGGTGCTAACACTACAGGTGCTAATAACACTGCTCTTGGATATGCTTCTCTAGGTGCAAATACCACCGCTAGTAACAATGTTGCTGTTGGTTTTGATTCTTTGGGGGCTAACACTACAGGTGCAGAAAATACCGCAGTAGGTCAGGGTTCTTTAGACGCAAATACTACGGGCCTTGCTAACACTTCTGTTGGTCAAGATTCTTTGGGAGCTAACACTACAGGTGTAAGTAATTCTGCATTTGGCAGAACTGCAATGGTTATCAACACCACAGGTGGTTTTAACACTGCTATTGGTAGGGATGCTTTGTACGCCAACACCACAGCAAGTAACAACACTGCCGTTGGTTTTGCTTCTTTAGAGTCTAACACTACAGGACACAGCAATACTGCTACTGGCGATAAAGCATTACAGAAAAACACTACGGCAAGTTATGGCACTGCGGTAGGCATGAGGTCTTTACAAGCTAACACCACAGGTGCAAACAACGCTGCATTTGGTTGGGGCGCACTTTTAAAAAACACCACGGCTGCTAATAATACAGGACTAGGTAGAAGTTCTTTAGCAGAAAACACTACAGGTGGTGACAATACTGGTGTTGGTTTTAGTGCCTTATACACTAACAGTACAGGTGCAGAAAATACAGCCGTGGGCAGTACCGCATTAGATGCCAACACTACAGGTACAAGAAATGATGCTTTAGGTAGTGTTGCTTTAAGTGCTAACACTACGGGTAGCCACAACACTGCTATTGGTGGGCAGTCTTTAGCAGCTAACACTACCGCCAGTAACAATGTTGCTATTGGCTCTGGTTCTTTAAATGCTAACACTACGGGTGCTAACAATACTGCTGTTGGTAGGCTTGCTCTTTTATCTAACACTACAGGTGCTAGAAATACAGCAATGGGGCAAGGTGCTTTAGACGCTCTTACTACAGGAGTCGAGCAGGTAGTTATTGGCGCCAACGCTTTCACCCTTGCTACAACAGGTAACTACAACACTGCCGTTGGTTTTAACTCAGGTTACACCACAACTACAGGCTCTACTTTAACCATAATAGGTTCTTATTCCAGAGGCAATACCGCTACCAGCGGTAACGAAAACGTAATAGGGCATAACGTACTAGGTGCTGGAGGAAACCATTCAACTATAGGATTCAACGGCAATAAATCTTACATGGTGCAAGGTGGAACTTCATGGACTGCTGGCTCAGACCAACGTCTTAAATATAACATTGAAACGTCTACAGCGGGTCTATCGTTTGTTAATGACTTACGACCTGTTACCTATGAGTGGAGAGCAGAGCAAGATGTTCCATCCGAGTTAGAACATTATAAAGAAGGTTCTACACACAGAGTTAATGGCACTGATAAAGTACAGCATGGCTTCATAGCTCAAGAAGTTAAAGCTGCCATTGATAGCCACTCTGAAATTAAGAATGGTCATAGTATGTGGAATGAACTTAATGATGGTACGCAAGGTGTAGCACAAGGTCAGTTAGTACCAATGTTAGTAAAAGCAATACAAGAATTATCAACCCAAAACGCAGCACTCGCTGCACGTTTAACAGCACTAGAGGAATAAAAAGATGGACGAATTAACATCAGTAGAAATCGCAGCACACTACTCAGCTTGTGGTGATTCAGTAACACTAATCAATGCAGGTAAGCCAGAAGGTATGGAAGACGCAGATTGGGTAGATTGTCTAGCACGTAACAAGGAACATCTAGTTCTTATGCTTGCTCAGGATTACTGGACTACTGAAGACATGACAGCAATTACAGCAGCTTCTACATAAGGAGATTAAGGTATGAGTAAGGCAAGAGATTCAGTAGAAGACTTAAAAACTCTTGATGCTAATTTAGCAGCTAAGTTACCCAAGTCTGGCGGTGCATTAACTGGAGCAGTTACTACCAACAGTACCTTTGATGGAGTAGACATTGCTACCCGTGATGGTATCTTAACATCTACTACAGCTACAGCAGCAGCAGCCTTACCCAAGTCTGGTGGAACGATGACAGGTAACATAGCCACTAAGGGTATTACTTCTGTCACAGCAGGTACAGATAACTTTGTGGCTGGATCTACTGCTGGCGATAGCATTACGTCAGGTGGTAATAACAACACATTAGTTGGCACTAACGCTGGTACTGCTGTTACTACTGGTGACAACAATACTTCAGTTGGTAAAGATTCTTTAAAATCCAACACTACAGGCCTAGACAACACTGCTGTTGGTCAAGGTGCTATGCAAACTAACACCACAGGTAGTTACAATACCGCTCATGGTGTCACTGCTTTATATACCAACACTACAGGGCAGTTCAATGTTGCCCTTGGTAGAAGTGCTTTATATTACAACACCACCGCATCTGATAACACTGCTGTTGGTTTTCAAGCTTTGACCGATAACACTACAGGTGCTAGTAATACAGCAGTTGGACGTGCTTCTTTAGTTGCTAACACTACAGCAGCCAGTAACACTGCTATTGGTTTTGAGTCTTTAAAGACTAACACCACAGGTACAGCTAATGTTGCCGTTGGTGCAAGAGCTTCAAGGTCTAACACTACAGGTTCTCAAAACACCAGTGTGGGTAAAGATTCTCAGTATGCTAACACTACAGGTCTTTACAATAGTTCTTTAGGTCAAGACAGCTTGGCGACTAATACTACAGGTGGTTATAACACTGCTATAGGTTCAAAAGCCCTAGTATCTAACACTACAGCAAGTAATAATACTGCTGTTGGCTATCAATCTTTAGAGGCTAACACTACAGGTGGAGCTAATGTTGCTGTTGGTAGACAAGCCCTTTTATCAAATACAACCGCAGGCTCAAATACAGGGGTAGGTCATCAAGCTTTAACAGCCAACACTACAGGTGCTAGTAATACATCAGTGGGTACTGCATCTTTAACATCTAACACTACAGGTGCAGAAAATACAGCTATTGGTCAGGGTGCTTTAATATCTAACACTACGGGTGGTTATAACACTGCTGTTGGTAAGAATTCTTTAGCTGCTAACACTACGGCAAGTAACAACACTGCTATTGGTAACGAAGTTTTAGACGCTAACACTACAGGTTCAGAAAATGTAGGGGTAGGTCGCTATGCTTTAACCACAAACACCACAGGAAATTACAACGTAGCAATGGGCTACAACTCTTTAGGTCTTAGCACCACAGCATCTAACAACACAGCAGTTGGTTTTAGGTCTTTACAGGCTGACACTACAGGTGCTTCTAACACTGCTGTAGGTACTGGTTCTATGCAAGCTACCACAACAGGTGCAGAAAATTCTGCTTTTGGTTATCAAGCATTAAAAGAAAACACTACAGGCGGTAACAATACTGCTATTGGTCGTCTTGCACTTACAAAAAACACTACGGCTAGTGAGAATACAGCAGTAGGAATTGCTGCTATGCAGACATCTACAACAGGTGCGAAAAACACTGCGGTAGGTGTTAGTGCTGGTAATGTTCTTACCACAGGTAATCAAAATACGTTTATAGGGTATCAAGCTGGTAAGACTTTTACAACAGGAAGCAATAATGTCTGTGTTGGATATCAGTCTGGGGATTCTAGAACAACCGCTAATAATCAACTATGGATAGCTAGAAGTTCTGCTGGGGCCTCATCTGCTGCCGTATGGATTTATGGTGATGGTAATGGTACTTGTTTTCAGGGCAACAACTCAACTGCTTGGACAGCAGTTTCTGACGAAAGAATTAAAAAGAATATTGTTGACAGCACAAATGGTCTAGCAAAGATTGACGCTATACAAGTTCGTAACTTTAACTATAGAACTGAAGCAGAAATAACAGTTAGTGGTTTAGTTGGCTGTGACGCTGTTGGACTGCAAACTGGTGTTATAGCGCAAGAACTAGAAAGTGTATTACCTAACGCAGTATCAGAGAGTGAAACAGGATTAAAGCAGGTTAACACCGACCCAATATTCTGGTCAATGGTAAAAGCAATTCAAGAATTATCAGCACGAATTGAAGTACTGGAGGCATAATGAGCGTAGACTACAGAGGTGAGAAGTTTGCTGGATACAACAAGCCTAAGCGTACACCTAAACATGCTACTAAGTCTCACGTAGTTTTAGCCAAAGAAGGATCTACCATTAAGATGATTCGTTATGGTGAGCAAGGTGCAAGTACAGCAGGTAAGCCCAAGGCTGGAGAGAGTGATAAGATGAAAGCTAAACGTAAATCATTCAAAGCTAGGCATGGTAAGAACATTGCTAAGGGTAAAATGTCAGCAGCATTCTGGGCGAACAAATCAAAATGGTAAAAGCAAAGTCAAAAGTAAATGAAGCTGGTAACTATACTAAGCCTACTATGCGTAAGACTCTTTTTAAAAAGATCAAGGCAGGTACTAGCGGTGGTAAGGCTGGTCAGTGGTCAGCACGTAAGGCACAACTTCTAGCTACACAGTATAAGAAAGCTGGTGGAGGGTACAAGTGAAAGCTTCTCAGAAGTCTCTTAAGAAATGGACTAAGGAAAAGTGGGGTACTAAGAGTGGTAAGCCCAGTGCTAAGACAGGTGAGCGTTACTTACCTAAAGCTGCTATAGCTGGTCTGACTAAGGCAGAGTATGCAGCTACTACAGCAGCAAAGAAGAAAGGAACTAAGGCTGGTAAGCAGTTTGTAAAGCAGCCTAAGAAGATTGCAAAGAAGACAGCTAAGTTTAGAAAGTAAGAGGAAGTTATTATGATGTATGGTTATAAAGCACCTAAGACAACAGCACCTAAGAAGAAGCCAGCTAAGAAGAAGACAGCTAAGAAGAAGCCAGCTAAAAGGATGGGGTACTAGGTATGAAAGGGGTTAAGCATTACTTACCAAATGGTAAGGAGTACACAGGTAAGACTCACAAGACTAATGGTAAACTTATGTCAGGTGCAAAGCATACTGCATCTAGTAAGAATCTAACTCATAAGAAGACTAAGAAGTAATGTGGTCTATCCTTGTAGCAACTATGATTGTAGCGAGTGAAGCACCTGCAATGCCTGTTATAATTTCTAGTTATTCTACTCTTAAAAGTTGTAGGACAGAATTAATAGATGTTTCTATAAAGTTAGAATACAAATTAATTGTTAGTCCTATGTTGGGATACACAGCACAGAAGGAGACAGAAGAGAAAACTACTGTTGCTTTCTGTGCTAAGAATATACAGAGTATATAATGAACTCTAGTCCATTAGAAATATACCCTGTTCATGTAGCTCCATCATTAGCACCTGTAGGTCAAGGTTTACTTATTGAGCCAGCAGTGAACAAAGTAAATGCAGAGTATCTTGTTGTTCAACCATCAAGAGAACCATACGGGATTCCCGTAGAGTACACAAAGAGGGTATGGGTATGCTAGCGGAATTAATGATAGCTAATGCAGCCTTTGCAGTTATCAAGCAAACATTATCTAATGGTAAAGATATTGCTGATGCTGGATCGGCTGTTACTAAATACTTTAGTGCAAGTCAGTCTATACATCAAAAAGTAAAACTAGGTACAGGTGACGTATTAGCTGCCTACCAAGCAAAACAAGCTATAGAACGTCAAGAGAAAGAACTGGCTTGGATGCTAAACAAGCAGGAAATACAGGGCTATTATAAGTACCAACAATTTAGAGAAGAGTTTTATAAGAAACAAAAAGCAGATGCTAAGAAACAGAAAGCACAGGCTAAGGAAATTAAAGATACTCTGGTACTAGCAGGTCAGGTTGTAGGAATACTTATAACTATCCTAGCTGCTTTCTTTGGTGTAGTTATGTATCTTAAATATTAAATATGAGTGATCTTAAATTGACAGAAATAGAGAAAGATGAAATAGCTGAGTTGGCTGCACAGAAAGCATATGATAGATTCTATCTAGCAGTGGGCAAGTCAGTTGTTAAGAAGTTAATGTGGATTGTAGGTGCAAGTGCATTTGCTTGTTGGTTATATTTTAAAGATGGAACTTTTTAGTAAGAGGTAGGTTATGTTCGGTATGCCAATAGAAGTTATCACATTGCTGTTAAGCGTCCTAGGAGGCGCTGTAATGAAGATGTGGGCACAGGCACAGAAGGATAAGGCTGATCAGCAAAAGATGCTCATGCAGCAATTCTCGGCCTCTGAGGACAGTGTAGCAGCAGCACGTAGCTACGATACTCCTAATGCACAATGGATCAGGAGATTCCTAGTGGTGTCTTTCATGGGCATGGCTATGTTTATTCTTATTGCTCCTATCTTAAACCTACCAACAGTAGTACCAGTAGAAGTAACCAGTGGATTTAAACTTTTATTCTTTGACTTCACTACAACAGTAACAGAGTGGAGAACACTGGAAGGAATGGTTACTCCTGAGTGGTTGCCTCATGCAATCATGTCAGTTGTTGGTATGTACTTTGGTCAATCTATTGTAGCAAGAAAATAAACCTCTTGACTTTTAAACAGAAATATGGTATAATCCTATGAATTACTTAGCAGCAATCAACTCAGTTCTTGTACGTCTACGAGAACGTCAAGTAGAATCTATTAATGAGAATGATTATTCATCTCTTATAGGCATTCTAATCAATGATTCAATTCAAGAAGTAGAAGAGGCATGGGATTGGTCAGCTTTACGTAATAGTCTTACTGTTACTACTTCTAATGGTGTTTTCAATTATGAATTAAATGGTACTAAGAACGATGTTAAAGTTCTAAGTGCTATTAATGCATCAAGTCAAAGTGATATTTTTTATCAGACTGCAAGTTGGTTTAATGATAAATATCTTACTCCATCTCCAGCTACTGGTTCTCCTAGCAACTGGTCTTTTAATGGCGTTAGCACTGATGGGGATACTCTTATTGATCTATACCCTAAACCTGATGGTGTGTACACAGTTCGATTTAATGTTGTCCAACGATCAGCAGATTTAACAGCACCTTCCGATAGAATATTCTGTCCTCATCGTCCTATAGTTCTGTTAGCTTATGCTAAGGCTGTAGAAGAGAGAGGGGAAGATAATGGTCAGACAGGTAACAGTGCTTACATGGCAGCAGCTAACTCTTTATCTAACGCAATCGCCTTAGATGCATCAAAGCATCCAGAAGAGACAGAATGGTATAGTGTATGAAACAATTAGTTAGTCAGTCCATTGCAGCCCCAGGATTTTTTGGGTTAAACACACAGGAAAGTAGCATTACTTTAGCTAGTGGCTACGCATTACAAGCAGACAACTGTGTAATAGATACTGAAGGTAGGTTAGGTGCGCGTAAAGGGTATATTTATAATACTTCTTCTGGTGGTAACTCTTCTTCTCTTGTAGGAATGCATGACTTTGTAGGTTCTACAGGACACCTTGGATATATTACTTGGGGGAATGGTAAAATATATAAAGGTCTTGGCACACTCACTCCTATATCTACAGGACATGGGTCTGCTAATGATTGGCAAGCTGCTTCACTAGGAGGTGCTGTATACCTAGCACAAGCTGGTAAGCCTATGCTTAAAGTAGCTTCTAACTTTGCAGTGACTACTCATGCCACTACATCTTCTAATCATCAGTTCTCTTTTGTAACTTCTGCTTATGGTAGGTTATGGGCTGGGGGTACTGCTACAGATAAGTACACACTGTATGGGTCTGACTTAGTTAATGGTGCTTTTGCTGGAGGTTCTACTTTATCTTTAGACCTTAGACAGATATGGACTAATGGTGGAGATGAGATTGTAAGTGTTGCTGGCTTTAACGGACGCATCATTGTATTTTGTAAACGATGTATTGTAATACTTGGTGATGATAACAATGCAGATTTAA